AAATGCGCGCAATCTGCTCAATGCTAAACCGCTGCAACTCAATTAACTGCATCTGCTCTGGGTTAAAGCCGATCTGCTTCATCTCGTGGCCCATTGGGAGCGCCATTACCGGACGACCCTCGCGAGCCAGCTTCGCAGTGGTCTTGGCAACGTCATCAGACGCCCGAGCAGCAGCCGCGCCGCTTTGGAACGGACCCTGCAACACCACTGGCGGGATGCCACCAGATTGAAACGCCTTTGCACCATAACGACTTGCGGCGATGGCCATGCCAATTGCGTCACGGTTGGTTGCAATAGGCCCACGCACATCCAAGCCATTGGACTTGAGCATAAACGGAACATCTAAAACTTCGCTGGCGGAATAGGTCTGACCATTGTGCAGGTAAACGCGAACCTGACGGCGACCCTCGGTGCGATGCTCAACGCGAGTATATTTCGGGTCAAGCGGCCACAAGTTTTTGACAGCGCCATTGCCAGACCGCTCAATGTAAGTAACGCAACGTCCACCAGTGAATACTTGGTCGAACATATATTTGCGCCACTCGAATGATGACATATTTTCATTTACCGCATCGTGCAAAATGCCCTCAAGCGGTCCAGAAACTTTTTTGCGTCCGTTGGCGGTTTTTCGGTAAACGTGCAGCGGCAATCCAGCCAACGTACCACTCAGGAAATTTACAGCGGCCCAAACGGCAGGAACACCTAAAGCGGTGTCAGTATTAACCGTAACGCCAGCAGATGCCGACATTTCACCCCAACCCATAACTTGCAGAAAATCCTCTGCCGATACAGGTGAGCTTGGGTTTTCTAAGTTGCGACTTTCCGGTTTGCGAAAGCGGTCAAATAAAGCCATCTACGAGCGTCCTCGATGTTTGTTGCAAATTAACACATTAAACCGCAATCGTAAAGGCAGGGTCATCCCAAGGAGACGAAGACATAACCTGCTCGTCATGGGATGAAGCTCCCAAGGCCATAGCCAGTGCCACTAAGCCATCAATTTTGCTGACACTTTTACTTTTATTTAGCTTCCTATTGCCTGCCGGATCACGCTCCGCAACAGCTCCAGCAGCGCACATATTCAAAATAGGATTGCCACCGTGATGCAATTTTCTTTCAGCAACTAATCTCTCCAGCTTATCAACCGCAGGAGCCATGTCCTTAAACCCCTGGCCAAAAGCAGTCATCGGAACTTGCGCACCGATTGCATCCAGCTCGCGTTGGAAATCATTTATGCGCCAGCGGTCATAAGCCAGAAGCGATATATCGTAACGCTCGGAAGCCTCGGCAACAGCTCTTGCAACCATTGCTGGGATAATTACCGGGCCATCAATCAAGGTCAGGAATCCTTGGTCTGCCCACAAGTCATACGGAACTTTATCATTTTTTGATTTCTCACGAATACCATCAGAAGGCAAAAAGAATTGCGGAACAATGTGATAACCGTCATCAATTGGAAAGGCCATTACAAAAGCAGTCAAATCTCTGCTGGCCGACAAATCAAGACCAGCATAACAGCTCATACCAGGCTCAACCTCTGGCTCTGAGTTGTTGGCCTCCCATTCTGCTCTGGAAAGAAACGGCGATGTCGCCTCAATACGCTGATTTAAAAATAACCAACGGAAGCTGTTTTCCTTTGCTGGCAGGCGAGCCGCCTGTTTTGCAAAGTCTTGAATATCTTTTAAACTGCGGAACTCGCCCAGCGCCGGGTTGGCCGCCTTCCAAGCCGCTTTGTCCATGACCTCGCAGTCTTCCGGCGCGGTGTATAGGTGGCAGACGATCCGCTTGTCTTTGGCGTTCTTGGCATCATCAAGCCAAATGCTAAAAAGATCGCCGTCAGTCGCAGCCTGCGTGCTGATCGCAATTAGCAAAGGATCATCGTGAGCGCCCTGCGCTGTCTCGATGGCCTCAATGAAACTATCAGTCGGACCTCTAACTTGACCGACCTCATCCAAGATCGCCAAAACAGGCGACAAACCGTGAGCGGTTCCAGCCTCCGCGCTGATTGCCTTATATTCAACATTCATCGGCAACCCGACCAATGATTTTTGGCTGGGGACAATCTTGATAATCTGAGACAGGCGGGGTGAAAGACGAACCATCTTTTCAGCCAACTTGAAAACAAGAGCGGCCTGATCCCGGCTTCGAGCGCCGCTAGTGATCTGGCTATTTTGCCTTGCCTCCGGGCCAACTATGTGCGCAAGCAGGATCGCCGCGATCAACGCAGATTTGCCGTTCTTTCGGCCAACGCTCAGATAGGCTCGGCTTGTGCCTTTCGGGTTGTCGTAAATGTCGAGAATAAATTTGCGCTGGAACTTCATTAGCTTGAGCGGCTTGCCAACCAGCTTGCCCTCCGGCACAGGACAGAAGGCTTCAATGAACTGGCAAACTTTTTCGCCGCGTGTGGTCATGCTGAAAGCTCTTCGTAGGTCTTTCCGCTTTCCGCATGGGTTGCTTTTTCTCCAGTGAACTCTTGCCAGCGTTTGATGATCACATCGCAATACTTGGGATCAAGCTCCATCACGAAAGAATTACGCCCAGTTTGCTCCGCACCAATAAGGGTTGATCCAGAACCACCAAAAAGATCTAAAACATTTGTAAGCCTTATATGATTGCCAAAAGCTCTAACAGATAATGCAACTGGCTTTTGAGTTGGGTGCTTATATGCTGTATCTTTTTTTACTTCCCACAAATCACTTTCGTTCTTGATCGCGTCATCTACGCTACCATTAAACAAACAAAATTCATGTTGGTGCCTATAACCACGTCCCAAGCCAAAAACATTTTTAGCCCAAACTATGCAAGCCTTATAAGGAAGCCTGCCCTGAAGCTCGCCATAGAATTTCCAGTTGCACCAAACATAAACAGCCTTTGCGTCCAGAGAAGCAATAACATTACAAGCCTCTCCAATAAAATCAGAAAATTGCGAATCCTCTAAGTCATCATTTTTAATTACATCGTGCTTTCCGCTTCTGCCATTAAAGGCCACGTTATATGGCGGGTCCGTGAAGATTATATCTACTTTCACACCACCCATCAGCTTTTCAACCGCATCAATGCTTGTGCTATCCCCGCACATCAACCGATGCCGCCCAAGCAACCACACATCGCCTTCGACCGTTACAGGAACCTCCGGCGCATCTGGCACGGCATCCTCGTCGGTCAAGCCCTCAGTGGCCTCATCTCCGCGCAACAAATCAACAAGCTCATCTTCGCTGAAGCCCATCAACTCGCCAAAGTCTCCAGCCAAATCCTCAAGCTCGACTCGCAATGCTTCCTCATCCCAGCCAGCGTTCAAAGCAAGTTTGTTGTCGGCAATAACCAGCGCGCGGCGCTTGCGGTCATCAAGGCCAGTCACAACAACGGCAGGAACCTGCGCCATCTTTGACTTTCTGGCAGCAAGCAACCTGCCATGACCAGCGATAATATTACTATCCTGGTCAATCAATATCGGATTGGTAAAACCAAACTCCCGAATTGACGCGGCAAGCTGCGCCACCTGTTCGTCACTGTGCGTCCTGCTGTTCAACGCATAAGGTATCAAGTCCTCAACCTGCACAATTTTGTTTTCGTAGAAATCCATCAGTTAGCCCTCGGCATTGCGATCAAATCATTGTCGCTAAAAGACTTCAAAGTGTTACTGGCGTCAATAGTGGTTCGCGCAGCGCCGTTCACAGTTCTCGGATCACTTGCCATCTGATTAAGGCTCATAGAACGGATCACCGCCATCTGCCTGCGCTCCAAAGTATCAACCACAGAGATTAGTGGGTTCGGAACCAATGTGCCACGCTTGTTTTGAATAAGAACACCCGACCGATCTAAGGTTTCTTGATGCTGGCGAATGTCTGCTTCCATTCTCACGACCTTGGCTAAAAGAAGCAGGTCCATATCGCGCCAATCCTCGCGTGCGCGTGCGCGCGTGAACTGTCCCCAAATTACCATTTCCTCATCGCTGCGCAACTCAACGCCCTGCGGCAAGGGGACGCTTTCAATTGCACCCTTAAAACCACCGAGGGCGGCGGTGACGCTGTTTTTATCGCTACGCTTTTTCTGGCTCATATTTTTTTCTCCGGTTTTTTCCGTAAACGCGCAAAATGTCGTC